GCGTGGCCTGGGCGTTGGCCTCTTTGGCGGGATCAACGTGCTCGACGCCATCCCAGAACCACGCGTGCTCGGGGAGCGTTGCAGCGATGGTCCGCAGGGATTGCGGGAGCAGCCCTTCGACAAGCACGGCCTCGTTGAGCCACGCCTTCAGGATGCGATCGAGCACGGCGAGCTGCAAGTGGTGCTGCTCGACGCGGATGCTCTTGTAGTACACCTGGTGGTCGAGGCGACCGCTGGCGTAGTTGTACCCCGAGGAGTTGCCAGCCGCGACGTTGAACGGCATGTTCAGGCAGCGGGCGATCTCGTTGAGGATCTCGCGCTTGAACTCGCCGAACGTTGTCGTCGGCTGCTCGGCATGCACCTGGCCGAGCTTCCATCCGCCGGGGAGCACTGTCGCGAGACGCTGTTCGAGTTCGACCTCGTCCATCGGCTCAAGCGGATCCGCCTCGCCGTTGGCGGGGCTGTCGGTGTAGATGACGGCAGCGAAGTTGGCGGCGGTCTCGGCGGCCGCGATGGTCGCGAGCGTGTACCGGCGTAGCTGTGCAAAGAGCGGGAGCGCCGGCGTGATGTCCGGGATGCCGCGGAGTTGGCCGGGCCGGTCCGGACGGAAGTAGTGCACGACCGAAGATGCCGCGAACGTGTCGTAGGCCGTGAGGTCGTCACTGGGCGTGCGAAAGACGCCGCTGTCACCGGGGTGACGCTTGAGCACTCGGTACGCGGAGGGGTTACCCCACGCGTCGAGCGCGATGCCGTCGATCTCGTCGTTGCGCCCGCGCCGGAGGAGGGGCGTGCAGACCTGGTCGGCCTCGATGAGCTTGAGATCAAGCGACACGGGCGAGCCCGCCGACGCGATGCCGGGGTTGTTGACCAGGAGCGCGAAGGCCTCGCCACTCTCTGCTCGCGCCAGCCGCATGGTGCGGAGCTTGCCGGGGAGGTCGACCGCCCGCGACCACTGCTCGAACGCATCCTCGATGCGAGCATTCGCGTCGGCGTCGTCAGTGAGCATCTGCAGCCGGGGCCCGGTGCCGATGGTGTCGTTGGCGAGCGTTAGGACGATGCCCTTGGCGTAGGAGTTGTTGGCGACCTCGTACCGGGCGCGGTTGCGGAGGACGCGCCGCACCTCCTGGTTGATCGCGGCGTTGGGCGAAAGGCCGTCCGCATTCGCCCAATGCTTGCGGTTCTCCGGCGTGGTCTTGGCCGAGTCGAACTTGGCGACGACCAAACGACGGCCGCCGCGTGCCCCGCTTCCGTGCGGAGCAGGCGACGCCGCCGGGGAGGGAGGGGCGGGCGGAGTTCCGCGACCGACCCGGCTCATGATGTTGGCGATGGCTTTCAGCATGGGCGTGGGATCGGGTCAGACGGAACCGGGGGGAACGATCTTGGCGAACTTGACGCCGAGGCCGGGCTTCCTCGCGGCGGCCTTGGCCGCGAGGTAGCGGTCGGCCTCGATCTGGTCCTTCAGCGGGTGCTGCTCAACGCTTCCCGAATCCCCCGCGGCCTTGGCAGGACCCGCCGCGTTGTCGCGGATGGCCTGTTCCAGGTTGGGGGTGGGCTCGGGGTCGGGCATGGAGGAGTTCCGTGCCCTCTACATCTGCGCGACCCGGCTGAAGTGTCGCGCTCCCGCGCACATTCGTTCGATAGATCGACCTTGGCTAGCGCTCGATCTCTTTGGTCGTCATGCGCCGGCCGCAATGCCGGCACTCACGCCGCCGCACAATGACGCCGGGGGCGGGCCGGCGGAGATAGACCACTGTGAAGTGCTGACAGCCGCAGGCGCGGCAAACCAGCCCGAGCTTGCGGTCGCCGTCCATCGGCGGGTTCTTGCTGACCTTGGGCATCAGCGGCGATCTCCCTTCAGGGCCGAGAGCCGCACGCGCGGCCTCGTCACAACCCGGGAGTCCGTGCCGAACAGCACCGCGCCCTGCATCGACGCCGCCACCCCAGCCCCGACCAAACAGTCCAGCCAGTGGTTGTCGAGCCCTTCAACGCGGAGCTTCCACTCGTCGACCGTGCGTCCACGCCCCTCGGTCTTCACGCGGTACTCGCTGGTCAGGTGCTCAGCCAGTAGGCGGTGCGGGTCGGGCTTGTTACCGAAGACCGAGAGGCAACCGGGATCGCCCATCGGAACGGCCAGACGAGCATGCACAAACGACTTCCAGTAGTTCGTATCGAACACGATGTGCCGCACGCTGCGCTTCCCGGTCACCACGGGCACACGCCAGTTGAGCCCGACACGCTCGCCCCGCTTGCGCTTGTAGTCGCCAAAAGGCAGGCTCGACGCACCGACATACCGCCCGTGGCTTGGCATCAACACTCCGGCGTGAGGGCTCTGCCGGCAGAACTGGTAGACCACGTCCGTCGACGAGCCCCAGTTGGCATCAATCAGGCAGCGGTCGATCCGCACCATCGCGCCGTCGTCCCGCCGCCACTCGCGCGCGAGATGCGTCTCCGCCAGTCGCTCCAGACCCGCGTAGATGGCACCTTCAACGCCGGCGCGTGGCGCGGCGGTCGCCAGCGTCCGGCATATGTCTCGAAGCGTGAAGTAGCCACCCGCCAGCTTCTGGTCGGGTTCGGTGCCGTAGTCGATGATGTACCCGGTAAAGTCGTCCTCCCATGCCGCGACGAGGTAGAACAGAGCCTTGCCCTGCACGTCCACGAACATGGTCAGGCGGGTGCAGCCAATCGGTACTTCGGCGCGGGCCTGACCGTTGAGCTTGGCCGCGATCTGGTCGGCGCTCAGCAGGTCGTCGAGTGCTTGGACTTCCGGCAACGGCTCGTTCTGGTACTCGGCGAAGAACGCCGACTCGTCCTGCAACTTGAGGTTCATCGCGTGCTGGATCGCCGACAGTTCGTCGTGATTGAACCGCTCGGGCCACGCGATCACCGCTCCTTCGTCCATCGCCGTGCGATGCTGCTTGTAGAACGCCGTCGCCTCGACGATGCCCCGGTCATTCCTGAGCCCGTCGGCACGGATCTCTGCGTACCGCTGCCACAGCGCGTCGCGTGCCGGGAACGCATAGACCATCTTCGTGCGTTCGCCCTGCCACTGCGGGTGCTTGTCGCGGTCCAGAATTCGGTCGGCCAGGTCGTCAGGACGCACCACCGTCAGTGTCATGAGTCCCGCGATCTTCTTCCCTGGCCCAGCCAGCCCCAGGATTGCGCCGGCAAGGATGCGTTCACGGTTGGCGCACTGCGAAGGCGATCGCGCGCTCTCGTCGGTCTGCGGATCGTCGATGAGCACCAGTGACGGACGCGCCGAGGTGCCGTCAGACCGCTTGTGCTTCATGCCGCGGATGCGTCCGGTGATCCCGGCCACGCGGATGATCGCCCCGGACGCGACGGAGCCGGTGATCGTCGGGAGCACGATCTCTTTGGCGGTCCAGCCGATGTGCGTCTGCTTGCCCTGAAACAGTTGTCCCGACGCCCGCTGGTGGATGCCTTCGAGCGAACGGATCGGATGGCACACCTCCGGGAAGTCACCCGCCAGGATCTCGCTGTTCTCCAGCTCCGCCTTGATGCTCTCCAGCATCCCCGCGGCGTGCTCTTCATCCGAGCCAATCAGCGCCACGAAGTCTCGGTGACCGTACACCAGCGCCCACAGGCAAGCGGTCTCACAGAGCGAGGTCTTGCCCGAGCCGCGCGGCATCGCCATCGCAAACAGCCCGCCCTCGAGCACCGCCTGCTCGATCTTGCTGATCACCTTGAGGTGATCGTCCGACCACTTGAGATGGAACGTCTGCGGGAAGTACGCCTCGCAGAAGTAGCGGAAGTCCCGCGCGGCCCTCTCCTTGCGATCGGCATCCGCGACAGGCGGCAGATCGCCGATGTCGCGCCCCGAGAGTGAGAGCATCGCGTTGCGAAGCCGGGCACGCTCCTTCATCGCGTCGTAGCCCGTGAGACCCTCGGGGGAACGCGCGGCTTCCGAGATCGCTTCGTGCCGCGTCGTCACCAGCCACGCGACGTACCTGAACAGATCGACTCTGCCTGCGTCGCCGTCAGCCGCAACGCGGAAGCCCGCGCGCGTGCGATGTCGATGGAGCTGACGCTCGCTGATCACCTCGCCCAGCGGCGTGCTGTTGAGCAACCGCGCGAGTTCGCCGGGCTTGAGTTTGCGAGGGTCAATCGCCACCTGCGGACATCTCCTTTACAAGCCATGCCGCGTAGTGCACGAGGTTGAGCGAACCATCTGCGTTGACGGGCGCGCCGGCATCGATGTCGGCGCGAAGCATGGCGTCCGTCACGGGCTTGCCGCCCAGCCGCGTGAGCACGCGGGCGGCGTCCGCCACGGGCAGCGCCGCCGGGTTGAGCCGGGACATTCCCTGTCCCCCCGCCGCTGGCCCGGAACTAGGCGCGTGTTCGGGAGTCATCGCGGACCTCCCGCGTGGACTTGCCCACATGGGCGGAAGAGTTGCCCACATGTCACGGAATCATCGAGAAATGCAGGCCGAACGCCTTGCCTGTTCCCCGTCAGCCGGCCAATGTGTGTCCAACGCGAGCGGGAACAACGCACCCCCCGCACGCGACGGAGACCACGAACATGAACGCGACCACGAAGACCACGCTCGACCTCGCCAAGACCCTCGCCAAGAGCGGGTTCCACATCCCCGCGATCGAGATCCACACGCCCGACGGCCGTACCTGGAACATCGCGACGGTCCCCGCCGGACGCGGCCGCCACCTCGACGGCCACTGGGGCCCACGCCCCGGGTCGCTCGGCGGCTTCCGCCTCTTCGAGATCGACCGCGATACCGACGCACCCAACGAGCACGACGCGATCGACGGCGACACCTGGACCGCCGACGAGTTGGTCGACTACCTCCGGGCGGTTGGCCAGCCGAAAGACACGACGAGTTGGGACCGCAAGAACGACAACCACCCGACGACCTGAAGCCCGCGAAATGCGGGCTTCGCTGTCTACCAGAGACCACCAACCCAAAGGAGCACGACCATGACGAAGCGCACACCCAAGACCACCAAGCCCGAACCCACCGCCGCCGAGACCTACGCCGCACGCCGCAACGACATCGCCCGCCTGATGGACGTGCTGCAGATGGAACTCGACAAGCACGCCGAGGGCGCGAAGGCCGACCCGCGCAACTGGGGCTTCGCGGGAAGCCTCGGGAAGGTCCGCAGCGACCTGATCGACCTGGTCGGGTTCCTCAGCAACATGGATCCCGAGCACGTCGAGGCC